TGTAACCCAAGAAGGCTACGCCCAGACCCACCTTACCCTCTAGTAGCAACTGCACCGCTACCACAAGGTATACAACACCGATTCCGGCTATTAACCACGCCGCCACTCTGTCCACCCCGCGAAGATAATAACGCCAAGCATAAATAGTAAGAACCACGCCGCGTCTTGTGCGTAGAGGTGTGCAGCTATAATTCCGTCTTTCATTCTTCGTCCTCCGTGTTCATTAGTAATTGGTACTTAATCACCTCTAAAACCCCCACCACCGAGGCTAGAGGTAGTGCCTCGTCAAACTTCTCCACAGCCCCCACAATCTCCTGATACAGGGCTTCTATCATCACCTGCTGGCTCAACCCCGCATCTCCTGGGCTAGGGTCTTAAATCCCCAATCCTCTGCCATCCTCGCGCACCGCAACATCTCCTCCTCGCGCACAATGTCCGCAAACCTCTGCAACTGCGTGCGGGAGTCTTCGTGGAAGTTGAACAATATCTCCCCCTCCTTCAAGAACAATCCCGCCTCTACCGCTAGGTCGTCAATCGTCACACTCAGCCTCCACTTCCTTTAGAAATAACTGTACCTTTTCCAACATCTCGTCCATGTCCTTTTGCTCAGGCTCGAACCGCACGATAAAGAGCATCTTGCTCACGGGTAGTCGGGAGTCAAAACTTACAAAGTCGCACCATTTCCTACCCGTACAGGCAAGTTGGAGCATCATCTGGTTCTTATACTTTGCCGGAACCTTGCCCGCCTTCCTGTATTGCAGGTGCGTGGCCGTGTTCGGGTTCTTTATCTCTACCAGACCATCTTCCCCCACAAGCCCGTCAGGAGAGGCTCCTAGCCATTGTATTGTCGGGTGGGGTACGAAGCCTACTTGGTCTACAAAAACGCCCGTGTGAGCCTCGTATGCGGCTCTAGCGATTGGTTCCTGCTCGGTTCCGCGAAGCATAGCCGCGTTGGGCGCAAAACCCGCCTGTGGGGTCTTGGTCAGTCTTTCGGCTACGAGCTGCCAGAGGTAGTTCTTGCGGGTCTCTGTGTCCTTGCCCGCTAAAGCGTCGCTAACCCTGCTGGCTGTTACAAACCCCAACCTCGCCTGTAACCATTCTTCTGTGCCCTGCCTGATTTCTGTTAAGTCTGTCATGTAGCCTCCTCTTGGCTATGTGTAGTTCTGCCTCTAACTTATCCGTACTCATCCGTAATCTCTGGGCTACATTGTGGCTCAAGTTATACGGATACTGGATATATCTTGCCTTCAACACCCTGCGGGATACATCAGGTAATTCCCTTACCGCGTCCTCCACCATCTGCCCGTCCAGCATATCGGGTTCTATTCTCGGTTCCTCGCCCTCAAAGACATCCTCGGACTCGTAGTTCCCCTCTGCGCTCGCTGCGCGGGTACGAACCTCTGGGCCAAGAGGCCCGTAAGCACACCACCAACCCCAGTTTTTAAGGCGGTCTTCGCTAATCATTCCCTTTGAACCATATTTTGTACAAGTCTGGTCTATGCTGTTTTATAACCGGCTTTGCAGATTGTATAAGTTCTTGCGCGTTAAATCCACAAGTTTGAGAGCCGACGTGGTGGACGTAACTTCTACTAATCCAATGGGACAGTCCTGCCTCCATTTGCTCGTAGCATTGTAAATCGTCTGAATACCAATTGAGTGGCTTAAAATCTATCCACGCGTCTTTGTGGATATAACCACAGATAGGTGCGATAACGTCTGCCTTTATAAGACTGTTCTCGGTCTCGTACCTGAACCACTCCATTTTTCCCTGCCCAAGCCGAATGTTCTGCAAACCTCGTGCATAATCAGACCTAGCGGATACCCATCCGAGGGGGATGCTTTTGTCTCGCAAAAACGTAACGTCCTCGCCAAGCAGCTTCCAAGTGCTAGGGTTAAACACAATATCGTCGTTACAGACCACCACCTCGTCGAACTCATCAAACGCCCGCTTGACCACGGCGTTATAAGCGTCCCCAAAGTTATCTGCGTCGTTGGGCAGGTTTATCGTCCTGTGGCGCGGGAAGATAATGTCGCTGCCGGCTAGAAACACGGTTACGTCTTGCGGGACGTAGAAGGTTATGGAGGCCGCTAGGACGGGTAGGCAAGCACCCTTAGTTGTTGCTATCGCTATTGCTTTCATTTATTCCCTACCGGTAAAGTTTTGCCCAAAAGACGGTATACATCCTCTAATAATTCCTGCTCGGTAAATTTGTAATGTTTGGGGAATCCTTTGGTTCCGAGTCCGTGAACTCCAGTTTTACCTCTGTGGTGTTCTGGGCATAGTGGTATTGCAAGGTAGTGCGAAGACCTGCCCCACCCTTGACCGGCCCGAAGATGATGAATTTCAGACGGGCTATCAGAGTACCCAATTCTTCGGCAGACCATGCATCCGAGGGCTGCAACTTTAGACAAATGGTTTTTTTCATCATTTGTCACCTAAACCTCTCGTATTCTCGCTGAACCTAACGTCGTGTTCCAAAGCCCACTTCACCACCTTCTCCACATACTCCGAAAACAAGGCTTGGTTTAACTCGCTAGTACTAGGCTCTAGCATCTTTATGCTTCCGTCTGGCAGCTCAATCATCCGTTCTGGCAAAAACAAAGCCCGCAGATATTCGTGCCAGATGCTTGGCTCGTAAGCCTTACCAACAACCATCTGCTCGGATATATCTCCCAAGACCGCCCAGTAGTACCTGTTGCTATCCAAACTGCGCTTAGGAGGACGGACTTCTAGCACATAGCCATCAGGTGCGTTATCCACCATCTGCTTGGCTACGTCTCTGTTGTGCGGGGAAAGAATCACTTAGTCCCCACAATAACAAGCAATAGATTCTTCTTCCGACCCGAACATATCGCCCTGTGTTTTAGCAAACTGCATCATTTGAGCGTAACTAGGTCTGTCTTTTCTAAATCTAGCACCGTCCCCTTTGAACTCGCCTTTGGACTGTATTTGGTTTTCCATTTTCGCCCACCAAATTGCACGCTCTGGCTTTTCCTGAATTAAGCTAAGTGTTTGTGGGTATCCCTTCAAAAAACATAAATCACAATTTCCGTGATAAGTTTTTCCGTTTATGTTTGGTAGTTGCAAATCAAACGATTGCTCAGACCAGAACTTTCCAACGTCTTTTGATGTAACTCCGTCTACAAAAAGCGGAACTCTTGATTTGTCTACTTTTGCAGCTCTCCTTGGCTCATCTGCCCTGATACCTATCCAATCAAAATTCTCGTCATGTTTCCAGCCAAGGTCTTTGAGGTATCTATGCAAAGTTCTAATTTTCAATTCGGCTGTGCAAAATCTTGTTACAGGATTCGGCAAATAATTTTTTTTAATAATTAACGCTTCAAACGGTTCTCCGTTTCTGCTAGCGTTTTCAAAAGAAACGACAGCATATTTTGGGTCTTCTATTCTGTACTCTAGCCAAGTAATTGGTACGCCCCAATTGTCCTGGCAATCCTTTACAAACTTCAATGTTGCTTCGTCTTCTTTACCTGTGTTTGCAAAACAAACGATGGCTTCTTCTGGGAGCCCATTGTTTGATTGAAGTACGCGCCACAACATATAACCGCTTGTTCTTCCACCGGAAAAACTAATAACGGTTGGTTCGCTAATTTTGAAAGGGTCGTTCACGCAGACTTTAGCGCGGCTCTCATTACCGCAACCTTAAAGTGTGGGAAGGACTCAAACTGGCTAGGGTCTAATCCTAGTTCCTTACCCTTGAGTTCTATGCCGGTAGCGGTTTCGTGCCAAGGCTTCTCGTTAACTATGTTTGGCAACTTCACTTCCAGCTCGTCTTCCCAACGCTCACCGCGAAGCCAGGTTGCTGGGTGAGGAATATATTTACCACCATCCTTCATCCACGCTTCTGTTTTGCAAGCGGCTTTTACGGCACTTAACAAATTTGTTAACTCAGGCCGTATATCCTTTGTCTGCGCCCAGGCTTTGCGGGCATCGGCTTTAGCACAACGCTTAGGCCAGACTTCCCAAAATGCTTGAAAATCATCCATGTTTACCACCTCCTCGTGGCGTATTCTAATCTGTTATGTAACCTTATCTTCTAGGTACTTACACTTATACATAATCTCCTCTAGTATGTATATGATACTTGCCCTTTGGTGAGCAAGACTCAGCCATCCCTGTCATAAGATGAAAGAGTCCTTTACATGTTTGCCCTTCGGAGCCGCACATGACTCGCCAGCCTTATCGTTCTCAAGGGTGCTGGCTTCGCCGCCCTAGTGCAGTATTTCAGGAACTTCCCCACGGTCTGCTCTTAGACCCATGCCGCCGTCCGTTACCCTGACCAGCATGGTCGCAATCGGAAATAAAAAAACCCCTTAGTGAAGACTTGGGCTTGACAGGCCAGCATCGGCTAGGACGATGACTACAAGCCCTCACTAAGAGGTTCTGTATTCCTAGCAAACACCGGAGCGTCACTTCCGACACCGCTAAGATACCACAGATTCAGTTAAGTTCAACCAATTTTATTGTCCAGCCCGCCTTTAGTTTCCCCCAACCGTGGACATGGACTTTCCACCCTGACCGAACCAGCTCTGGGAAATACTCGTTTTCCTCGATTTTCTTGACCCTAGCCGAGACATTCCCCCTACTGGTGGTCTGCACCCCTATGGTCTCCCCGTTGCCCACCGCCAGGATGTCGATACAGTTCCACAGGTCTATCCGCTTGCGGGAGTAGGGACACCACCTCTCCACAATCCAGCACCGGTAGCCTTGGTCGCGGAGGTACTTGAGGCTTCTTTGGGTAGGGGACATTCTTACATTCTACTGTATAACCATACATTAGGGTTAGTCCCTAGTATATTTCTTACACAACCCCTCAAAATGGTGTAAGATTCTGTTCATGGCATCCCGCCATACACGCCGAGGAGGGCACATGAAATACGACGAAGATTGGTACTACACACCGCCAGAGTTTGAGGACGAGGAGGACGAGGAGGAGGATTCTTACTGGGAAGAACGCGCATGGGAGGCTAACCGTGACTGATTGCCAAGCCCACCAGCAAGAGCTGGAGCAACAAGAGCAAGAGGACTCAATTTGGGAACGCGCAAGACTGATGGCTCAAAACCACGGCAAGATGATTGGTTGCGCTCAGACCATACGGGACTCTAGCGGTGACGAGGACTATGTAAGAATTGCAGTAAAATACTTACTAGAGGCTTTGAAGGAACACGAAGATATTATGAGGAGATACGGATGAACTCAGTAGATTTACTAAAGATTAACGTCAACGACCACACGGAGAAGAAGGGAAACCTTACATACCTGTCGTGGGCATGGGCTTGGCAAGAGGCAATCAAGGCAGACCCGCAAGCAGAGTGGACTGTCAAGATGTTCGGCGAAACGTACGATAAACCGTACGTTAGCATCGGCGACACCAAGATGGTGTTCGTAGACGTAACCATGTTCGGCAAGACCCTGACCTGCCAACTGCCCGTCCTTGACCACAAGAACAAGGCTATCCCTAACCCAGACGCTTTTCAGGTCAACACGGCAATTATGCGTTGCCTAGCAAAGGGGATTGCAATGCATGGTCTAGGCTTATACATCTACGCAGGTGAGGACTTACCGGAAGATGGCTCAAAACCTGAGCCAGCAGAATTCGTCAAACTAATCGAGGAGAGTAAAAATGTCGCAGATTTACAATCAAATTGGAAAGCAGCGTACAGCGCGTCTCAATCAGATGCGGGGTTTATCGCAGCTATCACGGTTGCCAAGGACAGAAGAAAAGCAGAGCTGGCTGCTTGACACCCTAGCCTTTGTAGCGTGTTGCGTTACAGGCTACACGTTACTGGTGATGCTATGAACCAAGAGCAAATCAACAGCCTTTCTAACAAGCGGCGGGTCTTAGACCTGTCGCCTCAAAGACCGTGGCAGGAGTTAGACATCCTAGAACTCAAGTCGATTGCGGAGTCTTGTAATCTTTGGGGTTCGGATGTTTACAGCGACGTAGAGGAACTAGCGGCTGAGATTAACAAACGACTGAAAAGGAAGAACCATGTATGAGAGTGAGCACGCAGTTAAGATTATTAGTCTGGGCAATCGCCTCCAGCATGAGATGGCTAACTCGTATGCTCCCGACAGAGACACCATCACGACGCTATGTCAGGAGATTGAGAACTCGGCACACGAAATCTACAAGTGGGCGCGAGGGATAGATGAGTAGGTTTACCTACATTCCCGCAGACAAAACAGACTTGAGAGAGTCCATGAAAAGATACAGAAAGCTGGTAGAAGATGAAAATCGAAGATTACATTCTGGCGAGCGTGAAGCCAGTTCACCCAACCCATCTGGCAGAGAGGTTCTCGGTCAGCAAAAGCAAGGCTTACAACGCTTGCGTATCGTTGTTACTGGAGGGCAAAGTTGAAGAAGTCAGAGTCGGTGCGCGAACCTTTTATCGGGTTCGTAGAGATGAACCTAAAGATGGACGGGGTGCTGAAGACTAAGTTTTGCTTCTCCTGCCAGCGAAATAGGAACAAGGAAAACGGAAGTTATATAATTAAGAAGGGGAACAAACAATGGAAATGCATGGACTGTCAATCGAAGCGTTGGTTCTCTACGCAGCCATCGCCCTCGCAATCGTAGCCTATGTCACAAGAAAACCGACTTGTTGTGACCGTTTTGGACATAACTGTAATCAAGGGCGAAACTGCCCAATTAGGAAAGCCAATGAAAAACACGACTAGAATCTACGAGGTAATCTTCAACTCGGAGGAGCCAGTAACCCTGAACGCAATCAAGACGGCGCTGGACATGAAGCCAGGTATCTGTTCCGGCTCCCTTGCAAGCCTTCTCAAGTCTGGGCAGATAGAACGGGTGCAACTAACCGCAGAAAAAGGGCGAAAAAACATTTGGGGATATGTTGCAAAAGCCCAACAAAAAGGAGTAGAATCATCGGTGGAGTAGTGCGCCTCCTCCTCAGCCTACTCCTTCAAGCCCTCAAAACCCCCCGGTCAAAAGCTGGGGGGTTTTTCTTATAAGGTGATAACCATGTACGGAAAAAAGCCAATGAAGCCCGCCAAGCCCGCTAAAAAAGCACCTGGCAAGTACGCTCCCAAGAAATGAAGGGGCCGACAATTATGATTGGGCTGCTAGGGAAACCGGGCGGCTCCAAGAAGATGGAAGGCGGTCTGTTGGACGAGGGCGGCGAGTGTCCGCTTGCGACGCAGGACGAGACCATCAACAAGGGCAATAAGCAAAAAGCCATCCTGACCGCCAGATACGGCCCTAGCGAGGGCGAAGAAAAGTGCGGGAACTGCGAGTACGGCATGAAGTTAAAGGGCTGTGGACTCGGCAAGGACGAGGTTTTCTGCGATGTCTACGAGTTCAAATGCTCCAAGGAAAACGTCTGCGACGCCTACGAGAGCATGGAAGAAGACGAAGAAGATTAAAGACTTCTTTAACTGCCCAACAGGAGACTAAAATTGCCTTTCAAATCCAAGCAGCAAGCCAAACTAATGTTCGCCGCAGCCGCGTCCCCAAAGGTTGCCAAGGCTACGGGTGTCCCCCAGAAGGTAGCCAAGAAGATGGTCAAGGAAGGGCAGTCTAGCCTCAAAAAACTACCGAAAAGGGTCAAGAAGTGACCAAATCAAAGGTTAACCAAGCAGGTGTCTATACCCAACCGGGTATGAGAAAGCGGTTGTTTCAGAAGATTAAGGCCGGAACCAAGGGCGGCGACCCAGGCGAGTGGTCTGCCCGCAAAGCACAATTACTAGCGGTGGAATATAAGAAAGCCGGTGGGGGTTACAAGAAATGAAAAAACCCCAACAAAGCCTCAAGGATTGGACGGCTCAGAAGTGGCGCACCAAGTCTGGTAAACCATCCTCTCAGACGGGTGAGAGATACCTCCCAGAGGCGGCGATTAAGTCTCTAAGCCCCGCAGAGTATGCGGCGACCACTAAGGCAAAGCGTGAAGCCACAGCCAAGGGCAAGCAGTTTTCTAAGCAACCAAAGAAAATAGCCC